CTGAAAATCTCCCTTAACATAGCGATTAATGGGGGGTGTATATAGAAAAATATTTTTCACAATTACTTTAACTTAATAGCAAGCCATGCCAATAGTATAATCATTTGCTTCTCCCTTATCTTATAGCAGCAGTAGGAATCGAACCCACGTTTACCATTAGTATATACTGCTAACTATGACTACCTCATATTGTTATTCCTAACTATCAGTAGCTGGTATCTCATTAGATACTATCTTAGTATAGAGCAGTAGGGAATCGAACCCTACACCATATTACTCTAACAGCTGTCTTGTATAGTTGCACCAAGGTACTGCGCAATAGCTTAGCACTTCGTCTATGGACTATACACCACTCATCAGGATAGCTGGACTCGAACCAACACTACATGTTCCCATTAACACTATATCCTGTTACTATATGCCATAAGAACTATAACTTATAACATATAATAAAATAAAGGAGAACTAGGACAACTGGAATCGAACCAGTACCAGATTGCGACTCTGCCTACCATATACCAATTTGGCTATATCCTATAAATGCAAAGGGCTGCACCCTCTGCTTGGCTGTCAACTCTATGACATTTAAGCACCCTCAATCAGTACACCACGTTTAATACTCCAGCTACTACCAATAAGATAGATGTAAATACACTCAATGCAATAGCTAGATAGTCATGACGATAGTACCACTCCTTAAAGTTGGCAACTGAACCTACACCATATAAAATGCCAAGAATAATCAAGGCAATATTAATTACAATCATTTATTCTCCTGACTTTCTACATATAGCAAAATACAGAACGCGTCTGCTTGGTCATCGTTAATCTCTTCTTCTGGAACTATATTATAGCTCTTGAGTATCTCAATGCTTTGTACTTTTCGCATTGCACTTTTACCTTTAATGAGATGATAACCGCACCAAGCGCTATTCGGTATATCAACATAGCCAATGTTATGACGGTTACGCATGACTCCTAAGAATGAACCGTTAGCTCTAATCAATGAGATGTTACCCTTAGACTTGAACGTGATGATAGGTTCTTCAATATAAATAAAGTAGTCAAACAAGTTGTAATGCTCAATGATTTCTGTTATCCCGTCAGCAATTAGTTTTGCACGTTCCAAAGGGTCTTTACTTTTGCCACCTGCAATTGAACCGACTACATACTCATTTGTTAAAGGATTGCGAAACGCATAACCAGTATTAGATGTGCTAAAGTCAATCGCTAATGCTTTGCTCATAAATCAGAACTCAATTCAATATAAAGCTCTTTAGTAATTTCTCCGATATCAAATAAGTGTTTAACATAGTGTTCATATTCAATTGGAGCTAATACTTCTTTTTGTGCTAAAATATGTTCTTTATTCATTTCTTTGTTCTCCCTTAAAAATTAAAGCTGTATCGAGATTAATCAAACCACATTCAACAGCGTTAAGTAAGAACTCGTTAAAGTCAACTTCTGACAATGTTTCTTGCTTAAATAGTAGCTGTTCTTCTGTCATTTGCTTCCCTCTCTTAACTTCTGTATATATTATATCAAATGCCTTTTTTCACTTTTTTTATTGTGTTATTGTAATAATATCTATTTATTGACAAAACAATTATAAAGTGATATACTATAAAGCGAAGGAGAATAAATGAAAGTTGAACAAAAAATATATAAAGGTTGTTATTTAGTATCTAGTGACGGAAAAATAAAAAGAATCACTAAAAATGGAATTGTTATAGATAAAAAGCCAACTGTAACAAAACAAAACAATGGATATGTAAGAGTGACCATACATTATAAAAATGAATATTTACATAGAATTGTAGCAAGACTTTTTTTAGGAGAAATAGACGGTTTTGATGTAGACCATATAGACGGTAATAAAGAAAACAATAATGTTAGTAATTTAGAAATAATTACACATAAAGAGAATGTAAGACGTAGAGACAAAAGACTAGGAGGCTCTTTATACGAAAGAACAAAACATACAAGGAATAAAAAAAATAAATATAAATGGAATAATATATTTTTCAAAAGTCAAAAAGAAATAGCAGAACACTTTGGAACAACACAATCAAATATATCTTATCACTTAAAAAACAATAGTAAATTAAAAGGAACAAAGATAGAAAAAATATAACTGCCACCTTAGTGGCTTTTTGTTTTACGCTTAACCGCAATTTGACTAGAAGTGGCAGAATGTAAGTGCATTGAGTGTCCTGTTTGTAAAGTATGGTATCAGTAAGCGCAATTAGCTTATTGTTTGTAAGATTTCTAAAGGAATTCCGAAGTGTTTGATGTACTGGAATTGTGAAATGTTTAGCTAAATATTTTAAGAAAACAAGAGTAAAGACCATTGTATAGCGGTTTGTAATTTGTAACATACTTTTAATATTTCAGTAAAACAATGTATAAAATGCTTGTAAATGGCGTGGTTGTCAATGAAACAAGACTAAAAAACTTTGTGAACCTTGTGAATATTAAAAAATGGTATGATACAATGGAAGTGTAGAAAAAAAGGAGATACAAAACTAATGGAAGATAAAGAATTTTTGATTAAAAAAGTAGAAGTATTAGAATCAGCAATCAAACAAATGGCAGTGATTCAATACGAGCTAGATAAAAAGCTAGGAGAATTAGAGGGATTAGAATAATTTGATATTTTTGTAATGTCATACTTTTTTTTATGAAAAACATGATATGTTAAAATATAAGTATCTGATATTTGACAAGATTAAAAAGTTTTGTTATTATTATCTAAGTTAATTGAATAATTAGTTGCTGAATGACTTGTAACTAATGTAAATAGAGAATTCAATATTGAATAAAGTTGAAAATATCGAAAGTCATTTATAATCTTACGCTTGAGGGTCAGAATAGTTGCTTAAAAACTAGACTCAATTGAAAATGTGATTACTTTACAAACAGCCTAGAGCGAAGCATGAAATAAAAGATTATGAGTTCCATGAGTGTCGTGAACAGAAACACTCCGTGACGCGTAGAAGTCTGACAGAGTTATTTATAGAAAAGTTTTGAAATTAAGTTCCTTTTCTTTTAACTTGCTGGGATTATACGACACGATAAGGGCTAAGGGCTATGTAAAAAAGTAGCTCGGATTATAATTTATAATTTGTAGTATAAGAAAAGGAGAAAATATGAAAAACTTTAACAGAACTCAATCATTAGAAGAGGCGATCGAAACAGCTGATGAAATAGAACGTAAACTTAAAGAATGTGATTCAAAAAGTATGACAGACGAAGAGGCTTTGAAAGAAATTGCTGACTTAGCTAATGAAATTGATTTATCTTGGTTCAAATAAAACGGAGAAAATAGATGAGTTATACAACAAAGCACAAACCTTACAAACTGAAAAGCATTAAATGTAATGGCTGTGGCTGGTCAATATCACATTGCATTGAACTAGAAAAAAGCCAAATGAAACCAAAAGCGTTATTCGCTGACAGTGTTTCACGATTCTCATTCGAGATTTAGATAGATAGAAAGGGAACAGAAATGACTAAAAGAAAAGAAATTTATGTTTATGGCGGTGGAGAATGTTGGTCAATAGCTCCAAGTGATTCATTATCGCTTTATCATGATGATATTTATGGAGATACTTATGAAAATAGAAAATATTATTGGAAATTAGTAGAATCAGAACCAATGGAGGCAACTAGTGATAAAGCACAGACAGCTAAGCACTTAAAATAGCTTGAAGACTTAATAAATTTAAAAGATAACTGGCTTGACTTTTCAAGTCTTTTTTGTTATTATATACTAAAGGAGAAATAAATGACTAACATATTTGATAAAGTAAGCACAGCTAAAGAACTTAAAGAATCAGAAGACTTTTCAGGCGGTTTGCTTTGGAATGTACAAGATATTTTGCCCAAAGGATCACTCGGTCTCATAACAGGTAGTGAGAAGAGCATGAAGTCATCACTAGCGCAAGACTTAGCACAAGCCATGGCACTTGGAGAACCGTTCGCTGGACGAGAAACAACTAAAACTAACGTGTTATTTATTCAGAACGAGAATAGCAGACTGACAGAACATCAACGCTTGAAAGGTTCAAGAAGAGATAGTCCTGATAACTTATATTTTTTACATGGTGGAGCTTTTAAACTTGATACATGGAAATATGACAGCCAAGGGAAAAAGCACAATGTAGGACTTAGAGAGCTATATAACTTCATACTAGAAAAAGATATCGGACTTGTTATCTTAGACCCTCTCAAAGACTTGTTAGAGGACAACGATATAATCAACGCGAACCAACCAATGGCGGAAGTCCTAAGAGGAATCACAAACCTTAGAAACACTTTAGATATGAAACACGACAAGTATGTAACGTTTATGATTGTGGCACATGCTAGAAAACAAGCTGGCGAACAGTCTTTAACAGAACGTGATTTTCGCATCATTCCAAGCCATATATTGGGAGCTACGACAATCCCTTCTTGGTACGAGATAGCTTTTACTATGTCGCCTAAGATTAATAATAAGACTAAAAACAGATACTCTATCATGAAAGTATTTGCTCGAAACTTTGCCTTCAATAATGAAATTCTTTGGGGGTATGTTGGTTCAGCTTTCACATCGATTGAACAAGATAAAAAAGAACCTGATAGCGAACTAGTTAGAAAAGTAAAGGCCGAAACAGAAAATGAAGTTACAAAAAAAGAAAATGTTGCATTTTTAGAACTAGCAAAATTACAAGGAAAGGTAATAGAAAATGATTAATTATGAGAACAAAGCAATTAATTTACACGCAGAAGTGTATGGCTGGCTATATCGTGCATTAGAAGAAATGGTAAAAGCGGAATGGCATAATGACGAGCTCTTCAAAGTATGGCTTGGTCGTGCTGAATTTCTAGTAAGACAGTCTAAAAAATTGCATACAGCTTGTGAAAATGACTATTCTAAACGTGCATTGGTTAAAGCATTGCAATTAAAAGCAGAAATAAATGAAAAAATATCATCTAATGCTTGACAATAAAAAATAATTTTGCTATAATAATATATATAGAAATAAAGGAGAACTAACAAATGGTTAAATTAACGCAAGAACAAGCTGATTTTCTTAAAACTTTTAACGATAAAAGCCGAGCATTTTATTATATTTCTAGTTGGGGTTGGGGGAATTTTCTTAAAAATGGAATAGGAGAAGTTTACGAAAATGGAGTTAAGACACCTTTTACTATTGATGAAAAAGAAAAAATGCTAAATGCCATTATTAATGGTTATGAAGTAATTGAACCTAAATTTAAGTTTTATAACTTTTCTGATAGTAGCGGAGAAACTGCATTATATTATGCTGGACGGTCTAGGCAATTAACAAAATCCGAACAATCTGCTCTTGAAGTTAAAGAAGATAGTGAAGAATATAAAGCCTTGCTAACTTTAGGCTTCATTAAGGAAGAAGTATGATAACATCTTTTGAAGAACTAGCTGAAAGGCGATTAATAACTCTAAATTATCACAAAAAAAATAGCCAACAGTATATCAATAGCTTAAATTACTTTGAATATGCTCGAATGTACTTCGAGAAAAACGGTTTTCCAGAAGATAACAGGCGAGTTTATCAAAGTGGCAAAAGAAAAGGCCAGAAAGTTGGCTGGACTGACAAAGAGGAAAAACAGCAGAAAGAAGATATTAGGAAATTTATACATGGCAAGCAACTACAAAAGTTTAAGGGCCAGAGAAAAAGCAAGTAAACATTATGCTAGAGGCGTTAGAAAGTTATCTAAAGAGCTCGAAGAAATGAACGAGACAAAGTATAGGGCAGAACCTAACGAGTGCTTATATGGCCTAATAAACGACTTGTGGGATTATTGGGATGACGGATATATTTTACCTATGCTTAAGTATAATATCGAAATTACAAGACAAGGGAACGTATTTATCGTAGAAAGAGGAGAAAATGACCGAAGTTGAAACTTTTGTTAAGGTTGTTGGTTTTGAAAATTATGAAGTGTCTAATCTAGGCAAGGTCAGAAATATAAAAAGTGGAAGAATACTTAAACCTTATCTTACTAAAAATGGATATTTAAGGCATTACTTACATGGGCATGATAAAAGGAAGCATCTGCTCCTGCACAGAATTCTAGCGACTGCTTTTATAGATAACCCTGGAAAAAAGCCTCAAGTTAACCATATTGATGAAAATAAGTTAAATAACGATTTAAGTAATCTTGAATGGTGCACTGAAAGAGAAAACATGAGACACGGCACTAGAACAAAAAGGGTTGCTGAAAAACTCTCCCAAAAAGTTGTTCAATTAGACCTAAACGACAATGTATTAAATGTTTTTAAATCAATGAGACAAGCAGGACGAGAAACAGGAGTTTCAAGCGGAGATATAAGCAGTTGTTGTAACGGAAAACTAAAAAGCGCGGGCGGATTTAAGTGGAGAAAAAAATGAACGTATTTGAAAAACTTAATGCAATTAATGTAAATAGCAAAGTCGAACAAAAAAAGACAGGCAAAACCTCTCTAAGCTATCTTTCTTGGTCTTGGGCTTGGGCCGAATTTAAAAAAGTTTGTCCTACTGCTACTTACGAGATTAAAAAATTTGATGACGGTAAAGGGAAACTAGTTCCTTATTTATATGATAATTCTTTAGGCATTATGGTATTCACTTCTGTTACGGTTGATGATATCACACATGAAATGTGGTTACCGGTAATGGATGGAGCTAACAAGGCAATGAAGTTTGAATCTTATACTTATAAGACTAAGTTCGGAGAAAAAACAGTTGAACCAGCTTCAATGTTTGATGTAAATAAAACCATTATGCGTTGCTTAGTTAAAAACTTAGCTATGTTTGGACTTGGTTTATACATATATTCCGGTGAAGATTTGCCTGACATGACAGAAGAACAAAAACTGTTGGAAGCTGAAAAGCAACGACTTAGAGAGATCCAGCCAGCGCTAAATAGAGCTGAAGAACTTGGATATCCTAATATGGAACTACTTAAAACAAAGACAAAAAAAGAAATCTTTGATATTATGACAATTTGGAAAGCAACAGAGGGAAAATAAAAAATGGCAATTATCACAGTTACAGCGCAAGTAAACGAAAAAAATACACGAACAGTAAACACAGCAAAAGGCGACAAGAAAATTATTTCTGTTCCATTATTTGAAAAAGAAAAAGGATCTAGCGTAAAAGTCGCGTACGGTTCAGCGTTCTTGCCTGACTTCATTCAATTAGGTGACATCGTAACAGTAAGCGGTCGCGTACAAGCTAAGGAATCAGGCGAATACGTAAATTATAATTTTGTTTTCCCCACGGTTGAAAAAGTGTTTATCTCTAATGATAATGGAAAGCAATCACAAGCTAAACAGGACTTATTTGGTGGTTCGGAACCGTTTGAAGTTGATGAATCGGAACTACCTTTCTAGTAGAAAGTAGGTTACATGTACACATCAGAAGAGAGAGAGCAAATTATCGACATCGTTGATAAGATGAGCTTACTAAAACAAGATTTTGACGGAGCTTTCACTTGGATCAAGGATAACGTATCAATTCCATTTGACTTTGACGAAGAACAGCAATTTATATCAGAATTGAAGCAGTTAGTTAAAATTAACGCTTTGAAGTTTGGTAAAATATATGAAGGGGTGCTAAATTGACAACATTAAGAGAATTACACAAAAAACTTAAAATCAAGCAAACACTTGACAACTATGTACGCAATACAAATAAAAAATATAAATATAACTTTGTTCCTGATGAAATTCTTGGCGAGGGAATGGCCAAACTGATTGAGCTTAACACTCAAGGTAAACTTGGACGACACGCACAGCAAATTGCTTATATCAACCATAACTTGAGCTTACAGCGACAAAAGGAGCAACTGGAACAAGCTAACGAACGACTTGCTAAACGTGCTGAGAAGGCCCAAGAATTGCTTGACACGGAACTTCTAAAAGATAGTTACATCGAAACACTCGAAATGTTTAGTAAATACAATTCAGCAAAACAATATACTATGTGGGACGACCTAGAAACTCCTGATAAAGTGATTGAGTTCATGGAAAAAAACGGAGTTAAACAAGGGAAATGGCTACGTCCTGAAGGAGTTGACGCTTGGTTCAAAGAACGCATTATTTGGTTCAAGAATAAATTGAAAGAACAATAATATCATATAAGACTTTAGGCTTTACAGCTTAGAGTTTTTTTGTTATAATAATACATATAGTTAAAGAAAGAGGTAAAAATAATGGAAGTAGTAAGATATAAAGAAAAGTATTTAGTTAGTGATAAAGGAGATGTATTTAAAGAAAACAAAAAATATACAATAAAGAAAAAACAGTCAACCAATAGACACGGTTATAAAGTAACAAAAATTAATGGGAAACAAGAAAGAGTACATAGAATAGTAATGGAGGCTTTTCATGGTAAGTCTGATTTAACTGTTGATCATATAGACGGAAATAAAGAAAACAACAACTTGAATAATTTAGAGTATGTAACACAAACAGAAAATGCAAAAAGATTTCATGATAAAAAAGTATTATGGAATGGAAAGGGATTTAGAAGCTTCAACGATTTATCTAGATACGTTGGAGTTGCCAATTCAACAGCTTGGAAAAATTATAGTAGAGGTTATAAACTAAAAGGGCATAAAATAGAGGTAATAAAATGAATTTAATGCAATGCGTAACCTGCGGGGCTTCAGATTTTACTAATGGTAAATGTGATTATTGCGGTAACCAGTACGAAGTAGATGAAGATAAATTGTTTTACGATAATTCAACAGAAGATGATTCATCATCAGGTGAGGATATAACTTTTCAAGAAACTAAAACAGGTAAACTAATACTTAAAATCATGATCTATACTTTAGTATCTATTATTTGGTTTGCTGTAACTGTATTTATTCCACCGCTGTTTATAATAACAATTATTTTATTAGTGGTCTATGGCGCTTTCCGCTTGATAAATAAAAAGGAGCTAAACAATGAATGTTGAATCAATAATTGGTAAAGTTATTATAATAGCACTAGTCGGAATTGGATTATATGCGTTCTTTGCATTAGTTGACTTGATTAAAACGAAAGGGAGCAAATAATGAGTAAATACTTTAATGATAAAAAATATTGCCATTGCTTCGATATACCAACGAGTAATGGCTTGGGAGTTTGTAAAGATTGCAGGGGATATACAAACGTCTGTTATAGTTGCGATCGCTGTTTGCACTGCTGGTTTACATCGCAGGTTGAACTATTTACCGAATATGATGAACCTAAGTTGCTGGAACTTATAGAAAACTGGAATAGATTTTACCAAACTAGAAAGACAAAGAACCGTTAATGTTTGACAAAGTAAAAGTAATTTGATAGAATAGAGTTATAAATAGAGGAGGACAAAATGAAAGATACAGTAAAAACTTTAATGATAATTGTAGGTGTCGGCTTTACACTTATCGCTATCACTTGGATAGGTATAATCGCAACGTTGCTTATTGCATGGCTTGGAGGTAACATCTAATGAACTTAAAAGAAAATCGGCACTATGCCAACGAATACGGTGTGGAACTTAACGAATACTTGAAACATAATTTTAACTACGAAGAGCTTGTAGGTTGGAATACAATGCAGGTATTGAAGTATCTAGTAAGAGCTGGCAAGAAAGAGGGTGAAAGCTACGACAAGGACTATAAAAAAGCCTTAGACTATGCCAAAGAACTTGCTAACTTAAGTAACGAGAATGAGCTTACAGAGTACACCGCTGACGATATTATGGGCTTTATACAAGAACTAGCTGATGATTTTGAACGCTGGGAAGGAATAAAATAATTAAAAAGAGTTAATGTTTGGCAGCATTGACTTTTTTTTATATAATAAATACATAGAGTTAAGAAAGAGAGAAAAACAATGATAGTATTAACAACTAGAAAACAACAAATCGTAGAAGAATATGGAATCAACACAACTTTCACAGAAGAACAAATGAAAGATAAAGAGTTCAGAAGAAAATGGACAATGTACTTGTTGAGTATTCAATATGATGTAAGTGGTGCTGAAATTCCTGAAGAAGTATTACAAGAAGAAGCGGATCTAATTTTTGGTTAAAAGATTGAAAGTTAATGTTTGACAAATATAAAGTAATTTGATAATATTGTTTTATAGAAAAGGAGGTTAAATAACGGAAATGCAAAAAGCTATAAAGGTTGTAGCTTATAACCCTACAACGGAAGAAGAGCTACACTTCAGCTGTAAGGCCCAATGTGCTAAGTATTTCGGACTTAAACCTAATACAGTCATTAGGTGGCTTGACAACGGTATGCCTGTAATTGAACTGCTGACAGACCTAGATAGAAACCAAGTAGAAATTAAAAAACAAAGTAAACTAAATGGCTTTGAATTATTTACGATTAAGGAGTGGTTGGAATATGTGTAAGAAACGCAAATACACAAAAATGGGCGCTTTATATTCAATAGCAAATGCCCAGCATAGGAAAAAGAAAGGTGATAAGATACCAGTTAGAGCTTATCACTGTAAGTGGTGCAATTTATATCACTTATCAAGTCAGCAAAGACTAAACATAAAGACAGGAGTAATCGGATAATGAAAGATGAGTTTACATACTACACAGTATCTTGGGTATTGGAAAAAGAAATTAAATCACGTAAGTTTTATGATAAAAAAGAGGCTTTAAAATGGAATGAATTACTTCCAGAAGAGCAAAGATATGAAGTAAAAAAACATACAGAAATAATTGAGGTTATAGCATAATGACAAATGAAGAATTATATGAAAGAATTACTAGCGTACTAAAAGAGCAAGGTATCGGAATGGCACAGTTTGAGTCAGAAGTTAAAGCTGAAACAGGTAAATACCCTAACCTAAGAGTAACTAAATCACGTTTGAGCTTACCGAATACCGTAGCATTCCCTTATCTTACTATGTTTTTCAATGATGATGAAATGCACGAGCTTATACTTAAAAAGATGAATAATTCAGGAACAGACGGAGAAGCCATGGACTTACTAGATGAGTTATTATATAGCTTGAATCCAAGCAAAGAATATCTATATAAGCAACGATTGAAGCGTAGAATGCAAAGGGAGGCAATGAGATAATCTTACACAAGTACACAAGTGAAATAAATAGGTCAAAATATCCACAGCAAACAGCACGAAAGATTGCTAATGACTTGAACAAGAATGACCCTTTTAATAATTATCTAATCACATTTGAGCTTGGCTCTAAACGGTATATTATTGAAAAATTTGAAATTAAAGGAATGAATAGATGAAGCGTTACTATGTAGAGGAAGAAGACGGTAAAGAGATTAAGCGAAAACTAACAACTTTTGCTAATGATGATTTGACACAGTTTTCAGATGATGAACTAGAAACATTGTATTATGAGTCATCAGCTCAATTTTTAGCTAAAGCAATGCACTTTATGAAGATTGAGAACGAGCTATTTTCAAGAAAGAATGTAACTGTAAGTGATGAAATTCTGATAAATGCTGGCAATAATATTATTGAAGCTATTAATCAGGTAAGCAACTGAAGCATAAAAAGGGGATTAATTATCTTTATTTTAACAGACGACACAACTAGAAGTATCGCATTGATTCAATTCGCTCATAAAAAGGCGGACAAGGGCTTTAATGATATTGTGGCACAATTATATGAACAAGAGTTTAAAACGCAAGAGAAAGCAAAATATGAGCATATAAGACAAGCTAAGGAGAAAGCACTTGAAGAACAACGAGCCGAAGCTGACAGAATCGAAAGAGAACAAGAAGTTGTGCCAAATACAGCAACTAATGGCAACATTGGAACGGATTGGTCTAGCGTAAGTCCTGAAATAGCAGCGAATTACATAGCGAGTAAGACAGGAGTAGGCGCTAGTAAATGGCTTGATGTTATTTACAAGGAATCTGGCGGTAACCCTTATGTTGAAAACCCTATTGGGTGCTGGGGACTATTACAGATTAATCAAAGCGTACATGGGCAAGTATCTAATTTAAGTCCACAGGATTATCTAGATAAAGCTGTAAGTATATATCAAGGTTCAGGTGGTTCAGCTTGGGCGACTTGGTAAAATAGTAAATCAAAAAATAGAAAGTAGGATATCTTCAATTACAAAAGAAAAACAGCTATAAAGCTGTCTTTTTTTTATTAGTCTACTTTTCCATACTCTGCTTCAAATTCATCTTGATACATAATAGTTTCTGGTAACTTGATTGCTCCAAATTTACCTTGGAAACCACCAAGCATACGAGTTGTTTTAATATGTCGTGCTGAAACTCCATTACATACATACCAATTTTTAGTGTCTTTACAATTAATTAGAAACATTTCAATTTCTCCGCTTTCTGTTGTGTTGTTGTTATTGCCTCCAGTTTGTCCTGTAAGGCGTTTGTTTAGTTCTGCGATAAAGTATGAGCGACAACTTTCTACCGTGCCACCGTGTGCCTCTACGGAGCGTCTAGGGCATGAAGTAGATGATAACTCTTGATGTAGCTTCACAGTATCATGATTAGGAGTTAGTCCCCATTGTTTCATATACTTGGCTACGTCATCTAGTACCGCTTGCTCATTTCTCAAGAACTGGGTTAAATCGCCCTCTGACTGGCATACTTCCCAACTTGCATAATTTGCATTACCGTATGAGTTAGCACAATGCCATGCCATGTTAGAGAAGTCAGAAGCCTGCAATCTTCCGTCATTTCCAATATAAACATGAGCAAAGCCATTTTCAGGATTATGATTAGGTAACCAGTTATTATAGAAGCCAGCGTTAGCACCGTTTGAACCAGCGTCATTGTGAATTACAACCCCAGTAGGATTATACCCACGTACACCAGCATTAGTTATATTCATTCTTTTTTATCCTCCGTTTGTTCTTCTTCCGCTTCAGGAATGTTTACGCCATTCTTTTTAATAAGTTTAACCAAACCGTCAAACATAGGACTGATTTTTGCGATTAAATAAATAAACTGTCCTACAAAGTATAACAAAGCTACGTTAATCACTGTTTTAGCGATATCAGAAGTTGAGGGTGTTTGTGTAAAGTAGAAGACTGCATATAAAATCCACAGGGAAAAGATTACCGTCAAATCAATTACAAGTCTACGTTTGAAAGGTGGGTTCATCGCTTCTCTATCTTTTACCCACGTAGCGAAAAGAATCGCCAAAATTAAGATAGTTATTAAAATCATTCTAGTTACCATTTTATTTTGCTTTCTATTTTGTTATTTTATAAAGTAACTTGCGTTACCACGTGGCGTCACAGCGTCATAACCAACGTATGGACCCCACCAAGTAATACTACCATCTGGGTTTATGTCAACATGGAAACTATTACCTGACCCAGCAAGATGACCAACAAGACTTTGAATAGAAGAGGGGCGGTACGGAAAATCTACCCATGTTCCCCCCATAATTTTACCACTTGCTGTAAGTGTTACCTCTCCGGAGAATTGGACAATTACTAAATCATTGTTCTTTTTAGTAAATTGCAATATCAAACCATTTGTAGTCTGAACCGTCCACTTTTGAGTTGGAACATTGAGTGAGCCTTTAAGTGATATATCGTTTGCAGAAATATTGTTGCTATTGACACTATCAAAAATACTAGTCTGAACAGTCGGTTTAATGCTTATTACGCCAGTTCCTGAAGTCGTAACAATATCAAAACAAACTTTCAAAACGCCAGAATCGTTGTTTATATCAACACGATTACTATTATTTGCTGTTTCTGCTGATAAACTTACAGGGTTTGCTGTTTGTGTTAAGTCAATGTTTGCATGGATATAATTGACTGCATTACCTTTTAAGGCAACAGTTTCATTTAATAGTTCAAAATACCTCCCACCTGCAATGATTGATGTGTTAGTGTATTGTACATTAAGAGCTGTATTTAACGGACTTTTCCAGTCTTTGCGCCTAATTGTTCCATAGTCCATTCCAGTCAACATCATATATAACTTTGCGTCATTATTAGAACCGACTGGAAACTCTGTACCGTTTGGACTAAAGAATGTAAAGTTTTTAATTGTCATTTTTAACCTTTCTTGAAATTATCTTCGCTTTATCTAAAACTGGGTTATCAGTAATTGATAGCTCTAATAATCTAAATTTTCTACCACCATACGGATAACCTCCAATTGATACAAATTGACCGACCTCGTACAATAGCGTAGTTTCGATTCTAAGCGTGTTTTTGCTATTGTAGTACACTTTACCAGCCAATAGTTCTAAGTGGTCTTTACGTAGCTCTCTATACCCTGTGAAGCTATCTATTCTATACTTGTCGCCATAAGTAGCTACATACTCATATAACATTCGGCTTGTCTCCACTTTCTACAAAAATAAGTCTATCATTGAACTTGGTTTTAACTCTGTCTGCTATATATCCTGAATATAGTTTACCCTCGTACCAAATATCAACTAAGTCATTAACATACAAAGGCAAGAGCTCATTTTGATTAAAGATTAATCTTGTGACGATCGTGGAGGGAGAAATTTCAGCCTTAATAGTTGACATATTAGGAGGATTTCCGTGGTCATCTCTATCATAAAATAATGTTTTAACTGTCCTTACATCTGGCAAGTCTGTTCCGTCTCCATGATAAGTGCTATAATCAATGACATCGCCGTTATTTTTGGCTGTATACATTTTAGGAGGGTCTGTGTAGTCATCTGCATTTGGACTTTTAACGAACACGACAGCAAAATTATAAGCTGAACGTTCTACTATTGTTTCCGTGTCCATTGCTACACTTTGTTTAATATCTACCCTTGTCGTGATTCTATTTCTTTTCCAGCTCCTAGAAGCGAAGTTTATGAATAATAAGTTTCTAGGGTCTATTTCAGACGAAGCGTGTTGAATAGTTGTTGTCGGTTGAAATTGAACCTTAGAAAATATCCTTTTGGCTACGTCATGAGCTGATGAAGTTTCTGCTTTTCTGTTGATTGTAGCCTTTCCAGCGAAAATACTTGAATTGAAAAAGTAGCCATAACTCATTAATTCATTCTTATTAGGGTCAATCAAATAGTCAATGATAGCGGAGTTTGTCGTTTTAGTTATTGCATTCGGAACATCAAGGCTTTCAATCATTGCCCAAAAATAGTTCTTTAACGTGACTTTATTACTTTCATCTACATCTGTCACAAGGTAAACCATATCTAAGTTTAACTTTTTCTTTTGACCTAGAGCTTCCTCGACTGGAACAACTTCAGGAAAAAGAATTTGAACAATATCGCCAACTTCTACCGAAACGGTCAATGTAGCTGATGAAGTGTAGAGGTAACCTGTTTCCCACAGTTCATAGTTAATTACTTGGCACCTTGCTTTAGGTATTGGTAGACCTCTTTTTTCTTTTTTACCATTAGGAAGAGTAAAATCAGATATATTATAATAATTAGGGTTAAAGTTATCATAAACATTAGCTTCTAACATTAAACGAAGTCCGCCTTTCTCTTGATTTTAAACTCTGCCTTAGTAAGGTTGATTAACTCCATTTGACCGCGTTCGATTATACGTGTTCTGTATCGCTCAAAGTCCATTACAGGGAATAAATTTAATGAAGTCGTTCCGTTCCAACCTTGGTAAATTTCATCATTTACATCTGTATTGATTAAAATGTAATCCTGGGCCTGTTCCGTCTTGAATACAATTGCAGTATATTCATTTCCAATATCATCTAAAAACCTAACTCCAGCAGGTGTTTTAGGAAGTTTTGGATATAATATCCCCATAAAACTAAATATTTCGTCTTTTATATCCCAGCGACTTAAACGTTCTATATTTGTTTCTCCATAATAAGTGTAAGAAACTCCTTTGACATATTTATAGCTTCCTGGTGCTGTTCCGCCATAAATTTTAGACTTACCAGCAATAACTTTACCATTTTGTATTTTGTCAAAAGTTAAATTTTCGTAAGTATACCACTTTGTAACTACATCAAAAGTTATCTTTTCGCTGAAAGTTCCATTTTTACCGTAGCCCTCTGTCTTTGTTACATCTGCTAAAGCTAAATCAGCATATACCTGAAAAATTTCCGTTTGATATTCAAGTGTAACGAATTTTTTGCTAAGAATATCATTTACGAAGTCTTTCATTAATTGATAGTTTTCTGATAAACTTTCGCCAAACGTTTCTAGCTTGAACTCTATTTGAGGTTGAGTGATTGAGCGTGTTCCCATTACTCCGACACCGTTACTTTGCCAAATATTATTAGTTGATTGTAACCCCAAATTAGAGGGCTGGTAAAATCTAACTTTTCCATTTGTGACGTCCCAAACTTTGTCACCTGTTCCGTCTAAGTTGGTATGTATTTTGTACTGTCTTACCATTAAGCTCTCCCTAGTTCAAATTCTCGTCTGATTGCTCGTGCTAAGTTAGAAACATCTTGACCAGCACCGCCTTGTACGTTGAACGTGTTATATGTTCTATTGTCGCTTGATACGCTGTTAGTGCTTAAACCGTAACCGCTAGAAGATAAGTTGATATCTGTTAAACCTACTACCATTGAACCTTTGAACTTTCCACCGACTTTCTTAGAAACTCCATTGATTACGCCACTGATTCTATCTAAAGTTCCTGAAATACCTCCTAGAACATTATCAATCAAATCTTTAACTCCTCCAAATGCCTTAGCAAAGAAGTCATGAACTCCACTAAATGCACTTTTAATTGAATCCCATGCTCCTTTAGCAATATTTCCTAAAGCTCCAAGTGCGTCACTAACTGCTTTCTTACCTGAATCGAATATACCACTAAACCATGAACCAACTGAACTAAATGCGTCTTTTACTGCGTTCCAAGCGTTACTAGCAATATTTCCTAAAGTCCCAAGCTTATCACTCACTGCTTTCTTAGCTGAATCGAATACGCCGCCAAACCATAAACCAGCTGAACTAAATACACCTGTTATTGCGTTCCAAGCGTTACTAGCAAAACCGCCTAAAGCACCAAATACACTTGATACAACACTTTTGACTGCATTGAATATTCCACTAAAGAACCCAGATACTCCACTCCATATTGATGAAACTACTCCCCAAGCACTAGAAGCAAAGCTACCAATTGCACTAAATGCTGCTGAAACTACTGACTTAACAACATCAAATATTCCGCTAAACCAAGCTGATAGGCCTTGCCATGCGTTAAGAACTGATTTATAAGCACCACGAATTACAGCCAAGATAAGTTGAAAAGCTAAGTTAACTATCGAACCAATTAAACCAAATAGAGATTGATAAAAACTAATTAAAGGTTGAAAAGTTTTAACGAACCAGTTATAACCATCTGTCACTAAAGAAGCAATAGTTGTAAATACAGTTTTAACATAATTTACTATTCTGTTCCATAGCCCTGTGAAGAACCCTGTAACTCCTGACCATGCTGTTTGAATACCAGCAACAACAGTTTTCCATAAGGTAGTAAAGAACCCTTTTATTACGCTCCAAGTGTTTTGAATACCTTGTACAACTCCGCTGAACCAATCAACCAAGCCTTGCCAAATACCTTTTGCTCCGTCAACTGCTCCATTCCATATATCAGCAAACCATTGACCAATACCGCTAAAGAATGAAACTATACCGTCCCATGCACTCTTTAAGAAGTCTACGAAACCAGCCCAAGCCTTTTTCCCTGTTTCCGTTTGAGTGAAGAAGTAAACCAAACCAGCAGTGACCGCAGCAATCGCAGATGCAATCAATACATAAGGATTAACAGCAGCGACAAGATTAAATGCTTTCATTATTCCTGTTCCTGCTTGAATTGCTGTTTTTAACTTTTTGAAAATACCAATAGCGGTAACTATTCCTTTTCCGATTTTAAAAGCCACGAACCCTGCCGTTAAGGCTACCAAAGACGACTTTAAGGTATCCATTGCGCCTTTGCTTTCACTAACTTTTTTCAAAAAATCAGCTATTTTTTTCGCAACTTCTGACAATTTTCCAGCTAATATAGCTATACTCTTCGCTACGTTTTTTACACTTGTTGCGTTTTTTGTTGTTTCTGTATTTACTCCAAGAAATGACTCGATAACATCCGCTATAATAGAAACTAAAGAGCCAAATATACTTTTTATGCTATCCCAAGCCTCTAAAAACGCTAAGGTCGTTCCGCTTTCTTGCATTTTTTGAAATAAGTCTTGAAAATACTTAATAACACTTGTTATAGTTTTACCAGCACCTTTACCCCACTCACCCATTTTATCAATTATAGCATTGATAACAGGAGTTAAAGCTTCAAGTGTAGGAAGTAAGGCTTGCGACATATCTTCATTAAAGCCAGCCCAAGTGTCCCTTATAGTTTTTGTAGAACTGCTTGAACCGTCTGCAGTTTCTTGCATAGCCTTATCTAGCATTTCCATTGAAACAGCACCAGCCGAAACAGCTTCATTAAACGAACCATATTGCTGTAAAGCGGGGTTCATTTTCATTATGGTATCTTTTAAAGAAGCGCCAAGTGCAGTATTGTTATCAGTTAATTGTCCAATGTTTTCAGCAGTAACTTTACCAGAAGCCGACATTTGAGCATAAGCTTGTGCGACACCTTTGAGGTCTTCCCCAGTACCACCAAATGCTTGGTTAGCTTTTACTAATGCTTCTGTTTTACTAACTGCTGTTTTAGCGTCATCCCCTAAACCAATGAACGTTGTTGAAAGTTTTAGAGTATCTTCACTATTTGCATTTGTATCTCTAGCGAGCTTCTGCATAGAATTGCTTACATACTCAAACTCTTTAGCTTTGCCTTTGAACTTCATTGTGTTCTTCAAGGCAATCATGGCTGTTTGGGTGTCCATTGCATCAGATACCCAGCCTCTTAAACCATTACCAACAGCACTGACAGCACTTGAACCGATTTGCCTGAGTGCACCAACAGCAATCTCTTTAAGACCGCTAAAGTGTGACTTCATGCCCTCAATTTCGCTATTTACACCATTGGTGTCCATTTTAGCTTCAATGTTCCAAGAGCCTGAACTAATAGCACTCTCGACTTGCCTAATTTCGCCTTCTAGCTTATTAGCTTGTGTTTCTGCTGCGCCTAGGTCTCTGGTAAGTTGTAGCCATTTCTTTTGACCTTCTGACGTCCCTTTGTCTACACTAGAAAGTTCTTGCTTTAATTTTGTCGCTTTGTCACGTGATAAGCCCAACTGCGTTTGTAAGTTCTTTTGCAATTGCGCCATTTTATCGGTATTTGTTGGGTCAAGTTTTAGAGCGTCTCTTAAGTTTTTAGCTTCTCCTCTAAGTCCTGACATTGCGGTATTAACGCCTCTAAGTGAGTTCTCGAATTTCGTGGTATTACCGTATATCTCGACCTCAAACGTTGCATTACTTGCCATTACATACCCTTTCTTTTACGCCTTTTCTCTTTTTCTTTTTCCTCTTTCTTCTTCTCTGCAATAAGTTCGATTAATTTATAAACAAGTTCTAGTTCCATTTCCATGAACTGTGTTATATCAATTCCATTATTGCCTAAAACAGTCAAAAGTTCTAAGGTTTTATTTTCCTTTACAGTATCTTTCTTTTTCTTAATCAATGAACTAGAAGAAAAGAAGACTGTATCGTCTTCCGTTTCCTCTTTTTCTTTAATAAAAACAGTCTTACAGAAGATATTGATTAACTCGTTAGTTGTAGGAAGCTCTGTTTTGTCGTCTAATGCGTTTTGCAGTCCTCCGTTACAATCTACCCAAAGTATCAACAACTTGTCTGTAAAGCTCTCCATTCGCTCTGTAAAGTCATCAGGAATATATCCAGCGACAAAAGAATTTTGTAGGTCTGCAAAGTCTTTCAAATCTGTAATAAAGTCTGAACCTGTTAGTTCTAAGTATCTAATTGCATGTTTTAAAATCATTTACAGCCCTCTCAGCTCATTAAATTTCTTTTTGCCACAGTTCGACTAGTTCTTTAAGACCTTTACCGTCAGTATCAAACTCAAAACTAGAACTGAAGTCTGCAAAGTCACTTTTAGCTTTTACAATGTTGTCTTGAAAAAGAGCTAAGTATAAACCATATTGAACGAACTCCATTACATCAGTAATTTCTCCGTCTTCTTTTTTAAGCTCTGCATCCATTGCTTTTTGTTGTTGGAAAAGGTCTTTCCCTGTAATCATTTTAAATTTACGTGCTGTACTCAATTGTTTTGCCATTTTATTTTATATTCCTTTACTTAATTAATTTTTAGTCTTATGAGTGGTCAGTTACTGAAAACCCTGCGGTAACATCTTCATGACCGTCAGCGGAGAACGTTACGGTATGGGCACCCGGTGCAAGTTGTCCATTTTTTTCCACTTTTCCATGTGCGTCTCTAATAACTGACGTTACTTTTACAGTTCCACCCTTAGAATCTTTCAAAGTGTCAGGTACTACGATTGTTCCGTCATTACGACCCTTTGTAGCAGTAGTTACATTAGGAATAACAGGAGCTACAAGTGTAATTGCACCAGCTAGAACTGTATCAGGTTGCATAATGAACAGTCCGCTTTCCATTTTCTTAGCAAAGTCTTTTGCTTGTTCTCCCCAAATTTCGTACTCAATAGCAGGGACTTTTTTATTTCCATTCAAATAAATATCTGAATCAGTTGCTTGTACTGCCAAAGTCCATTGAATAGGGTCTACACCGTCTACTGAATCTGTTTCTGATTCTTTTTTAGCTTCTGCTGTTGGTCTCAAATTTGGATAAACGACTACACGGTAACCGTCAATAAACTCTCCTGTAACTTTATCACGTTTGCGCCCTTTAATAAGATACTGAACGCATTTCGTTTTCCAATCACCAGTAGGAGACCAACCCAAGCCATTTGCTGTTCTTTGTTGACCTAAAAAGTCTTCTTTAAGCGCTTGGTCTGTTTGAATGAATACCATTTCGCCTTGAAGTAAGGTAGCGCCTTTTTTAATTCCATGGTCTGGTACGTCATCAGCTGGATAGCTATTAGTTTCCGCTTGGTCTTCCATTTCGCCAACTGATACTAAACCAGTTACGATTTTATGGTTAGTGAACTCTGGTTTTCCGTTACTTCCCTTGGTCATATCAGCTACGATTAGAGCTTCATTACCAAAGAAAATCTCACGTGAGTTATAATCTAATTTCATTTTTTATTTTCCTTTTTATTTTTTATGCAGTACGTTCCCAATAATATATTGTTTTACTGCCGATAACTTGTGTTCCAATTTGCGTCCAAGTACCACCAAATGTTGGAGTAGATGAAGTTGTAGTTTGCCTTACAGTACCAGTTGGAAAGTCATCTATGCCAATAATTTTCTTCCATGATAGAGATTGAGCCGTAATAGTAGTTATATTATTTTTTGCGGAATATACTACTGAAATTCCTGTACCGCTGTACCATGAACCACTGACTTGGTCTTTCATTAAATAATCAAGTCTCCCTTGACCACCAGATGTATATTGAGTGAATACTATACCAGTGAAGGTATGACCGCTAACAGGTGTATTTTTTGTAGAATTTCCGACAACGGTTGTCCATTGAATTAATTGATTAGTAGAGAAAATCGTAGGAACTGCTATCGAAAGTAATGAAGTTATTCCAGATAAGTATGAAATGCCAGTAGATAATCCGTAAGCATTACCAGTACCTCCATTTGCGATTGGAAGCACACCTGAAACTCCAATATTAGTTGCATCAGCAGTCCCGTCAAAGTCTTGAAATGATGAAGATTGAAGATTTACTCCGAGTTTTCTAGCTGTTGCCAATTTGCTTGCACTGACCGCATTGCCATTAAGTGGTAAACTGTTCGCTTGTGCTTCGGTAGCCTTTGCCATTGCATTTTTGGCTTCACTTTCAGTTTGACTTACCTTTGCTTGTAAGTTGTCTAAATCCGTTTGATTGGCTTTTGCTGAAATGGTTGCCGATTGATTATTAACAGTATGCTGTAAACTTTCTAAATCCGTTTGATTAGCTTTAGGAGAGTAATCTCCATTACTCATCAGAGAAATGTTACTTGTTAAACCCTTTACTGAATTTATTAGTTCTGCTACTTCCGATTCACTTGCATTTCTTGCAATTGCGTCTAATAGCGATTTTATAGTAACTAAATTTTCAGGACTAATGCCAAATGCTTCTACTTCTTTTTTAAGCTCTGTCATTGCACTTTGTAAGCTCGTCATATCAGCTAAATTTGCTTTAAGTTCAATATTGCTCTTGTTTGATTCAGTTTGAGCATGTAAATCACTCAACTCACTACGCAGTACTTGTGGCATTTTTTCTAATAATAATTTCGTAAAATCATCAATATTATTATTTATTTTTTGAGCTAAATCAGAAACAGTAGAACTGTCTGATATAAATGTAAGCTTCTTACTGACAATAACTTGCTCTTTGTCTTTATTGAGAAGTATTAAGTTCGCTTCAATAACTCCTGTCGCTGTCATTTCGGTAGGAATTACCAAAATAAATTCTCCCTTAGCTAAGTCCTTAGGAGGAATCATAACAAGACCAGAATTACTACTATTAGTGTAGTGATATGTAAGTTTTAATGAATGACCAGTTAAATCAACTTCAGTTCCGTTATCAACTATTTTAATTAATAACGTTCTAGCATTGACATCGCCTTGCATTGCTTGTATTGGTTGAGGGAAATCTTTATTAACCGTATCCCATATAATTGTTCTATTTCTAAAATTATCTAAACTCATTAAAAAATACCATTATTGTTAATTTCAATCAAATGTAATTAAGCACTTTCTACTTTTATAATTTCATTGAATTAGCATAATTAGCGCCTTTTTTCAATGTTGTTTTAACGTCTTGCATACCCTTTTTCTCAACTAAGAAGTACATACCATGATAACCACTAGTATAATTAGCCCTAGTACCTGCATTAACTACTATTTTATCGCCTTTTTTAACTTGTTTTAAGTTACTTGATAATTGACCAGTATTTTGATATCTTGCATAAGTATAGGTATGACCATGGCTTCTAATTAATCTAGTCCTTCGGGCTGCAGCATTAGCTTTTGCCTTAAACTCTGCTTCAAACCAATCGCCCATGCGTTCTGTTACTTTAGTTTGCATTTCTTTAGCTATGCTTGCTGTATTAAGTAAATTCATTGCCATGGTTGACCACCTGCACCACAAGGCAAATAAACCGTTCCAGTATAATTGTACAAATGGCTGTTTTCTGACCAGTTCGTCATATTCCAACCGTCTCGTAAAACATCTCCGACTAGTCTGACAAGTTCATCGTCAACATCTTTAACAGACAAAACAACTTGATAATAGTAACCCATGACAAAGCTCGTATTATCCATTTTAATGACCTTTGAGTCATCAAGTGATAAATATACCGTCTTGTCTTCTATCGTGTCCTTAACGCCTAAAATAATGTCATTTAGAGGCATTGTAAGCAAATTGTTGTACCAATCTATATAAGAATCAAATTCGTTCATATCCCGTTGCTCACGACTCCTTCTAAAATAATCTTGTTATTCTTAGGGTCTCTTTCCCATGTTGTACGCTTGAAAGTGTTGCCTTTTTCGTCTAAGAAATAGTTGAAAATTAAGTCTTCCATTTCTCCGATTCCGTTAAGCTCATACCGTACATTTTTACCAAGTCCTTTCATAGAAAACTCATCAAGTCTTAACTGACTAATTCTCTGTTTAACTGCTGGTAAAACGATAGGCTTTATAACATTAGCTTCTGCACCGTTCTTCTTCTTAACAGTCGTTTCTACCTGTAATGTAACTTGTGAGAATATCATTAAATACCTCCATAATACATTAACTCTTGCAAAGAATCCAAACGTTTCATTTCAGCATTTCGCCATTGTTCTGCTGGTTCATCAACAATATTAAGCCGACAATAACAAGAGATAAATTCTTTCACTAATGCGCTTGTTTCGTCAGCTTTAATACCATTTTTTTCTAGCAATTTAATAGCCATAGAACGGAATAGGATAAGCTTACTATCATAAGCTGTTACTAAAATCGGAATACCACAATAGACTTTAATATAATCTATCATTTACTTCCTCCGTTTTATTCTTATGATACTGTAATTACTGCACCAGCATTATAAGTTTCAACATGTCCGCTTGTTAGTGTTTCAACCAAAATCATGTTGCTATTAGTTTTCCATTCAAATGCGTCAACTTTTGTAATGTCTTGCATATCGATATGATATTTTTGGTCTACTAATACAGTAGGTTTAACAGCCTTTGTACCTGTATAGACAATGATTTCATCAACTCCAACTTCTGAAGCAATTTCAGCGTCATCATTTTTAATACGAACGTTAGCGTTAGCGGTCGCTTGACGTAGCTCATCTAACAAGGCTCTGCGGTCTTCCGCTTTAAGAATCAAATAGCGACGTCCAGCAGTAGGGCGAACAAAGTCAACCGCTTCTTCAATAGCGTCAGCAAATGGAGTTTTGCCAGCTGATTTAGCTTTTGTAGTAATCTTTTTGATTTTTTTAGCGTCTGCTTCTTTGTCGATTGATTTAAAACCGTTTGTTCCGTCACCCTCAACAAGAGCAAGGTCAACAATTTTGTTTACAATAGCTTGTGTAAGTTCTGCTACAATCAAGTTGTAAAGTTCAGAATAAGACATTTGAAGTCGTTTAACACGTTCAGCGAGTGATTGCAATTTATAAACCATTACAGGTTCAAGAGTGTCAATAGTGAGTGTAGCTGCCTGCTCTGTTTTTTGTTGTCCGTCTTTGTGAACTTGTGCTTCATTAGCTGAATCAAATGAGCGTGATACAAGCAAAGCGCCGACATTTGTAACACGGAAGACTTGGAATACTGGGTTAGTATTTAACAAAGCTGTGTTGATTGAGTCAACCAATTTACGCGGAAGCTCAAAAGTTTTGTCTGTGATAGTTACACCATTTTCAGCAAGTTTTGCATTCCAAGCGTTTTTAATTTCTGATTTTCCAGAGTTCTTTTTCAATACATCGAAAAATTCTGTTACAGCGTTTTGTGATTCAATAAAGTTTGTCATTTTAGCTTTTCCTTTTGTTTTTTCTTCCTGTGCGTTAAGTTCGTTTTCGATTTTGATAATTTCGATTGAGTTTTCTGAAAGTGTTTTTTCTAATTCTTGTACTTTAGGTAGGTCTTCGATTGCGTTTTTTACTTCAAAGCCACTAATTTGAGATTTTAAAGATACGTTATTTTCTTTAAGTTCTGCCAAGCGATTTTGTTTTTCGATTAAATCAGGTTTATTCATATTTCTTTTTAATATCCTCAATTTCTTTCAAAGCGTTTCGGCTTTCAATAATTTTGTTACGTTCTTCTGTGAGTTCTTCGCCTAGCGCGTTTTGAATAAATTTTGCGTTAGGGTCTGCTGGTACTGAAACGAGAGAAATCTCTTTAAACAGTGCTTTATTTACGACTAGAGAATCATTTTCATTAAACTCATAATCCGTAATGTAATAGGCAATTGATAGTGAGTCAAAAGCGCCATTTTCAACAGCCTTATTAATGTTTGGTGCATTGTCGTAAAGCGTGAAGTCAGTCAGGTATTTATTAGAAGCCAAATCATAGTAAACTTTTGCGTCCCCAATGACTTCACTAGATCCAGCACCATGTTCGTATAGCAATGGATATCGTTCTCTAGCAAACTCAATACAGTTAGGTGTCAAGATAATACCATTACGGTTCTCTACACCAACTTCTGACCCAATACCTTGGAACGACTTAGAACCGTCCTCGTTTTCAGTCACTTTAATTTCAGCACTATTGGTTATTAGTTTCATCTATTGGTTATTAGTTTCATCTGTGCTTGTTACGTCCTTTCTACCGCCTTGTAGTTCACTTAGACTTTTAACAGCAACCGCATTAAGGTTAGTTATGTAAATATCTCCACCCTCGATTGGTTGCTCGCCCATTTTAACAAGAAGTTGATTCTGTGTAAAAATAGGAGCGTTAATATTTTCATGATACAAGTCGATTAATTCTTTCAAAGTTGCAAACTTGAATAGCTGGTTATCTACGATTATGCGTTCATAATATAAATTATCCTTATTTATTCGTCTGCGACCTGTTGAAATCAGTTTATAAGTCAGTTCCTTTTCAAGTTGAATCAGTAAAGGAATGATAGTAGAGTTGTAAAAATAAATTTGTTGTTCTTGCGTAGCAGTACCAAGCAAAATATTTTCATTCATAAAGTAACCTGTCAAAAGTTCAGATTTAATAAGGTCAATTTCATCTTTATTTAAAACAGAATAATCTTTTTTAAGTTCTACAATTTCCGTCTTGTTATCAACTGGCGTCAAACCGTTGTAACTCGAGCCCTCTTGCATATTCTTTATTGTTGCTAGTGCTTTTTCTCGATACTCCTGTGTATTATCAATATCAAGAAAGGCATTAATTTTTAACAAGCCACGCAATTTACCTTGTTCCAGCTTAGCTTGAATACTAGCTAGAGCATTATCTAAAATACTTGTGTCTTCATTGATATAAAAAGGACTGAAAAGCCTTACTAATTCTTCAGGTTTATATTCCTTTCCATCATTAGTAAGCAGTAAGTCTGCTAGATCGCCCGTTTCACGGTCAAATACAGGGTACAGGTCAACATAGCGCGTGCATAGCAACTTTTTAATTACTTTCTGCCAAAACTCCATACTATTGTGTTCGCCCTTAGGGCTCCAATTGAGGACCTCATCTAAATCAGAACCTGCCCTACTAATCAAAGGATCAGAGCCCTCTTCAGATTTTTTATATTTTACATGATTAAATTCTACTTTTGTTATTTCATTAGCAATTTTATTATGAATGTTAGTCACAAAGGCACTTGTATATTCTACCGCTTCGTTTTGCCACGCTGTGACTCTTTGAGTATCATTGTTTAGTTTTCCACGTGAAAATGTTACTACTTTTCCGAATAAGTTCAATTTTTCCCCCTTTCTACCATAAACTAACGCCTTTCCCTCGTTTATACTCGCCTGTTTTCTTGTTATGGCAAGACTTACAAAGGAGTTGTAGGTTATCGGGGTTCAGCGCTATTTTCCAATCATCAAGATTTTCCCACGTTAGTTCAATAATATGGTCTACTTCGTATTTTTTAGCACCGAATGCGCCACATCTTACGCAAGTCATTTTATCACGTTGCCTAACATAATCACGGACTGCTAACCATTCTTTTTTATTGTACCAGCCGCTCTCTCTTACTGTGTCAACGTTATACTTCATCTGACACCGCCATTTCTAAAGCCATTGTCAAGGCGACAGTAGGGTCGATTTTATCTTTTTCAAGTTTTTTAGTATACATATAGTCCCCACTTTGTCCGATTTTAACAGCAGTATTATTTAAAGCCCATTGCATAACTTTTTGATTATGGATAAGTTTATTTTCAACTAACTTAGATTTTAATAGCCTGATATAGTCATTCATTGAGAAACCTTGCCGAATTGCTCTTTGGTTATCTCCGTCTTTGTCAAAGAAGTAACGCTCGATCAAACCTTTTAAAATTTCGTATCGTGCTGGGTCATATCCGATTTTTCTAAGTCTGCACCCTGTCTTGGTTCTAAAGTCATTAATATACGGTATCAAGTCGTTTACATTAATGTATTCCGTATCAAGTAAGATTAATTCGCCTCTGTCAACAAATTCAGTCCATAGCTCTTGCTGTTCTGTGTCTAGTTGCTCATATTGCGACCGTACAGAGAATGTAAGTGTGTGACTGTAAGTTTTACCCTCTAACTCACAAACGAACGACACAGCGGTTAAATCGCCAATTAAGGATAAGTCAATTCCGACATAAGTTCTATTTTTATTAAATACAGATAAGTTAAATTCTGTTAGTTTAGTATCTTGTGGAGTGAAATAGTAAGCTGTATCCTGCATAGGCAAGCCCATATTAAACGCTAAGAACTTATTCTGTAACGCTGGGTCTCCTTGTGCAAGTTCATATTCTTCAATAACTCCTGACCACTTAGGAACGTCACCAATAAGCGGTAAAGCCATAGTCCAATTCTTTTTATCTTTTACCTGCTCATGATTTTCCAGCATGTAAAGCAAGCCGAACGACCTATCATTGTAAAATTCTTCTTCTGATTTGAAGCGTTCAACAAGTTTATCATATAAACCGTCTCGTTTAAGTCCGCCTGAAGTGATGTAAATACTTTGCCAGTTGTCTTGTTTTTGACGTGAACCTTTATTGACTGATTCTGTTATATCTTCGCCATAGGTATGAACTTCATCAAATATATTAAGCGAACTGTTACCACCTTGCGCTCGTAAAGTATCATTTGTTTGCTTTTTGAAAGTGGTTTTAAAAGAAGTAAACTCTAGCCCTTGTTTCGTACTCTTGAAAATCTTGTTTTCATTGTACACTCTTAATGTATCGCTTGCTTCCGTTTGATTCCTAACTTGGTCAAATACGTGTCTAGCCTGTGTGTTATCGTACGCAATAACTAAACTCTCTCCACCATATTGTCCGCCTAAAATCATCCAGTTAAGCACGCGCGTTGCCATTAAACTTGACTTACCAGAACCACGTCCCAAATTAAGGAAAATTTCATTAACTAGGTTGACTTGTACACCTTTTTCATCAATCATATCATAGCCAAGCATTAACTCATACCAATATTTTTGCGTAGGGTGTAGCTTGATTTTCATTAAATTACCAGTAGTAAGGTAAAAATTATCCTCTATCCACTCGATAGCCTGCGTAACACGGTCATAGCGATAAATATATTTCTCATGAATTCTGATTTGCTTTTTAATAGTTTTACGCATATATTTGTTAAGTTCTATGCCATGCTCTTTATTATAAGCTAACATTTGATTCATGTAATACATTTATTCAAACCCCTCCGGGACTTCGATTTCTGGCGTTTTATACTTACTTAGTTTATAGTCATCAAGTTCTTCGATCTTAGCTTTAAGGTCATTAGAGCTTGCTTCTTCCTGTTGTAATCTCCGCCATTCAGTAGGGTTATAAAGTTCAGGGTTACCAGCCTTAGCAACCATCATCGCTACCAAGCTGTCTTTATCCAGTTCTTTTTCTTTAACCTTTACTTTTTCAACGTTTCCGTCAGCGTCATAGATTGTCTCTGTTTCCTTTAGCGTTCTGACTGTCAGTTTGCTCGCTAAGGCACTTTCAGCTAGTTCTAATAGATTTCCCCTAGCGATACTTTTAGCTTCGTCATACGCCTTTATATTGTCATCTCGCCACTTTCTAAAAGTTTTAGCTGAACAATGCAAACTGGTGTAGATTTCTCTGTCATTGCAGCCTGATTCAATTTTATCAATGATTTGACTAAAAAGCGGTTCTTCGTACATCTTAGGTAAAATTGTGGGTCTTCCACCGTTTTGTGTTTGCATATTGTCCTTTCTTTTAAATGTGCTTATATCGTTTAAAGCCTATATTTTCGTTTCTAAGAGCAGCAATAACTTTTGCTTATAAGTTTACCCGTTTGGGTGACTCTGCTCTCACAAGCCAAAATATGAGCATATAGCCCTATAATTAAAATTTAGCGAGATTTAACGAGATTTAACGAGATTTTGCGAGATTTTGCGGCAAAAAGCGCCTTTTTGAATTTTTGGGGGATTCGCAGCCGGGAGTCCTCTGTG